CTATTTGCCCCCATATCTTTTCAACAAAGCATTTTTAAGAGTTTCTCTCAAACTGTCAGAAAAATAATAAGCTTGTTTCTTTTTGAGATTACAAAAGCTGTTTATTACCTGACGATTGTCTAACTTGTCAATTTCTTTGTAATATTTATAACGCAAATTCTTTTCTTTTCGTACTTCTCCAATAAACCAATCGAAATCTTCATGAATTTTCGCTTGATAGCTTTGAGGAATATAATCCTTCATGTAGTCCCAAGCCTTAGGGTCTAAACTAAAGTATTCGTCGTTGCTTCTTTTGGATACACCAAGGGACGAAACAGAATTTGTAGTAGCAAACAAATCACCACTTTCTACCTTGTCGCAACTTTCTCGTTTTACTTTTTTCTTGACTCCTAATCTTTTTTTTAAGGCAGTCTGCAGCTTTGTAGCTTTGCTCCAGAAATCTTTTTTGAACAATGAGCCAATGAGGGAATCTATAGTATTCACTTGTTCTAAGGTTTCTTTCAATTCGCCCAAAAGTTCTTTTCTGTTCTTTTGCCGATTCAAAGTTTCCCAGATTTGCAAGACTTCTTCTTTCCAGGACGCCATTTGGGTATTTCCAAGCGAGCCCTTTTGAGACGAATATGGCTCAAGTTCCAAGAGTTGAGCTGAATCTCCAAATAGTTGTCCATAGATTTCTTTGTAAACCGCTGCTATATAAGATTTGTCGGAAAGCCCATACAAGTGGTCTGTAAAATCACGAGTCATATTGGCAAAGCCGTGTAGCTCTCCATAAATTGCATAAGTGACACGATAATCTGAAATCTGTTTACGTCTCATAAAAGAAAGCAAGGAACCCCATTCATTTCCTTTGGAAAGAACCGATGCCAATGAAGCTATCAGCATATAATCCCAATCGAAAGAAGCTTCTTGTCCTCTAACGTAGTGTCGCACTTGGTTCAATTGTTGCTTCAACTCACTGTCTGCCCACTTTTCTCCAAGCATATCTTTAGCTCTTTGGGTTATGGTATCAGAGATTTCTGCTTTGAATGTACTTATTTTCCCATTATAGTTTTTGGAAACAAATATCTCATTTACCAAGATTTTCAGTAACGCTTCATCTTCTTCTTTCAGATAACTATTCTTTAGCTTATGAAGTTGGTTGTTGGCAACGACAATCTCCTCATTTTTGACAGAAATGAGTTTTGGGGTCTTTTGCGCCTGCACACAAAGTTTCTGCTCTTCTCTTTCAAGCCAGTCAAAAGCGTATTGACCGTTGTCTATTCCCATGATTGAGTCCATAATTCTCGTTTGGTCAACTAAATCTGCACACGTCCAACCATTTCCCTTCAGTTTGTCTATTAACTGATTCAAATTTATGTCTGAGCGACAATACTTGTCCAACCCTGCCAAAGCAGGGGATTCTTTTTGAATATCATATATCATTGCTTCCAACTTTGTCTTTTGAGCCATCGTTGGCATCTTGTCTTCGGAAGATGCGATAGAAGAGAATAAGTCTTTTATTTCAGACAAGATGCTATAACGACGCACCCACTCTTTTGAAGTCGAAAGTAAAGCCCCAATATAATAGCCATACAACAATCCTTTCATCTTGTTGACAGTGATGTCATAGCTAATGCTCTTTGTGTTAAGTTCTACTTCTACCTTAATCTGAGGAGTTGGGTGCATATTGGAGAAGTCGCGAACGAAAATTTTCTTTCGGTACAGATTTACTAACTTTGTTTCCAAACTACTGTCAGACATAGATAGAGTTGTACGCAATGCATTTTCGTCAAAGAAAATAAATGACGTATTCCATGAATCTAAGTAAATAGTATAGTCGCAATAATAAACTCCGTCCACATTGGTTGGATGAAAGTCTATATCGGTCTGTAGCTCGATAAGCATAGGATGGTCTTCTACATCGCTTTTAGGGCGAGAAAACACAAAAGGCTTCTCGTATAGGAGTGTCACATTTTCTATCCCATTCTCGGGAATTGTCATCCAACGAGAATATCCAAAGCCTCTTTGTCCGTAAAAGGCTTTTGGGGACACACTTTCACTTGACAATATATTATTGAAGTTGAAAGTAGAAGTTGGTATATATAATCTTTTCATCTTCCTAATCTTAAATATCTTCAATCTCTTCTGTTTCTTGAGCCATATAGAGGTTGGCTGGTATTTCTGTCAGCACATCTGGTAAGTCTCCACTATACATTACATACAAATCTTTGTATGTACGAGTCATAGCAACGTACAGAGCTTTTCTATTGCAATCTACATTTTTGACAAAATCCCATTTTTCTTCATATTCTTCCAACAGAGGAAGAAACACCGTCTCAAATTGCAATCCCTTTGCGCTATGATATGTCATGAGCTTAGGATTGGTCGAACTGAAATTCAGACTATCCACGCTACTTCTCCAGTCAGTTTTATCTTGGAAGCGCAATTCGCAATTAACTTCTAGCTCTGTTAGCATTCGACCAAAGGCTCTTACCATATCATTATGAGGCAACAATATGGCAACATCAGATAAGGAATTATTGGTAATAATTCTTTTTATCGCCAAAGCTTGTTCTTTTACTGTTGCATAATTCAACAGATGAGGCTTTGAATGTTCGGCACTTCTATAAGTGCTTTCTTCAAACTCTGGTAGTTCTACACCTATGTATTGAACGAATTTGGCAATTGGAATCGGCAAACGATAATTTCTGTACAGACTAAAGTCTTTAGGCTTATTACCTTTCGGAAGCAAATATCCAATGTCTTCCAAAGGTAAAGTTTGCTTTAATCCCTCATAGATTGATTGTGCTGTATCTCCAAAGAAAAAGAAATGTTTGTTTGTTGCCTGTATAAACTCACGTATTTCCTCTTCTTCGAAATCTTGAATTTCGTCAACGATGACATAATCAGCCGAAGGACAACTCAGTCTGTTCTTCCACTGCCAATGATAATAAAAAGGTTTGGTCAATCCAAGTTCTTCACGCCCAGAATTCATATAATGGCACAGAGCCTTGGTGTAAACTATTATCTCATAATTGTCGCCACGTTCTTTCTGAATTCTTTGAGCTTTGATTAGCGCAAGAACAGACTTGCCGCTCCCAGCGCAGCCAGATATGACACATGATTTGTCTAAAGTGGCAGTCAACACTTTTATCTGGTCATCATCTAATTCCGACTCTTTTATCATCCAATCTTTCTTCATATCTATAGTTGTTTTGTTTTCATTTCATAATTAATCTCCATGCAACCTTGCTTCTGTCTTGTAAGCATTTTGAATGCGAAACAGTAAAACATTGGTTGTATCCGACGTTTTTCCCAACAACATGGGCATGTACTTCTTCAATGCCTTTATCAAGCATTTGGGGAAGCCATTCCTGAGATACGCAATTGTAAGTCGTTACATCGACTAACAACATCAAACCTCCAACTTTCAGCTTTGGCAAAAAGCATTTACATATATGGGCATACGCATTGTCTTGTTCGAATCTTTCTTTTGTTACAAATTCACAAATGGCCTTAAAAGTCAATATAATGTCAAATTGTTTGTCAATAAGACCGTCTATTAAGTTCAAATCGTAGAAGTCATCTATCTCGAAAGGCAAGATTTTATATTCTATTTCAAATTTTAGGATACTCCTATATTTGTTCACGATTGATTCGAACAAACGTAAGGCGTGTTGGTTTCCATCAAAGGCATAAATCGTTACCTTTTTGATATTTGGCATATTTTCGTTTGTCGCTTCCAAGAGACCAATGATTTCACCTCCTGTTCCACAACAAAAGTCAAATAGGGATAGTGTGTCTTTCTTTCCCCATCCATTACAGGCTTGGCGAAACCAATCTGACCAAATGCAATATGATTCAGTATAACTTCGAGGAAAATAAGTGCCAAGATAGTTCAACATATCTTTCTTGTCCCAGTCGATGACAGACATGTCCGAATTTGAACGACAATATTTTGCATTCAAACTTGAAAAAATATATTTGTCAAGCCATTGTGGCAGACTAACATTTGTAACCATCCTTTGACAATTTAAAAGCTGGCTACTACGGCTTATAGATTATTATTGCAGTTGATACATAAGAAAAAGCGCAGAGCCATTCTGTCACTCGTTCCACGATCGATAGGCCTTCGCATTGCCCTGTAAGTGATTAAGAAATCAAAGTTCTAAAGACTATTGCATATTTCATTGAAAATGAGTATCTTTGCACCGTCAAATTAAAAGATTATGGAAAAAAAGATACTTTGTATTATACGAGCCAGCACCGAACAGCAAGAAACGGAATCCCAAAAGAAGGAGCTGGTAGCCTACTGTATTACCAAAGGTTTTGCAGTTGAAGAAATGGCATTTATAGAAGTGGCTGGTGCTTCTGCTAGGAAACTGAATAAGAAATATATTCAGATGTTAGAGGATATAAAGGCTACTTTACTATCCAGTCCTTCTATTAAGGCTGTAGCTATATGGCACTTAAACAGACTAGGACGAGTAGAAAGTAAGTTACATGAAATGAAGGAGTTTTTTGTATCTCATAAAATACAAGTATATTGCAAGAATCCAGACTTTACTTTACTGGATGATGAAGGTAATGAAAGTGCTGCTGGTGGTCTAGCCTTTTCTATCTTTTCTGCTACTGTTAAAATGGAAACTGATGAAATGTTTGCCAAGATGAATAGAGGAAGGGAGCGAAATAGGGCTAATGGAATCTTTGCTGGTGGTAAAATCAAATTCGGATATACTTTAGATGCAACAAAGCACTTTATTATAAATGAAAATGAAGCAAAGACTATCAGACTTATATTTGAACTCTATGCCACTGGTAAGTACAGCTTCTATAACTTAGTAGAGGAACTAAGAGCCAGAGGTATCACTAAAAACGGTCAGAAGATAACCTATGAAATGATACAAAACGCTCTAGCAGATGAAGCCTATTATAAGGGTATAAATGGGAAGATACCTTTAATAGATAAGAAACTGTTTGATAAATTTGCTGCTATCAAAGCTAATACTGTAGCAGTTAAAAGGACTAAGGAAAGTAGAAATATAAACTTTGCTGTAGGACTTCTAAAGTGTAGCTGTGGCAATAACTTTATAGCTAGTGGGGACTTCTATAGATGCTATTCTAAGATGAACAATAATAGAAAGAAGAAGGTAGTAGAATGTGATTCCCCTACTATTAGAAGGGACGTTCTGGATGATTTGCTATGGTTAGTTACTAGACCTTTGCAACAAAAGTTCTTAATGGAAAAGGACACTGTAAGCATAGAAGAACAGAAGGATAAGATAAATGTACTTACTGTAAAGGTATCTACAGCACAGAAAGGACTATCTAGCATTAAAGACAGAAAAGAGAAGCTAGAAGATGCCTATTATGTAGATGGTGAAATGAATGAAGCCCAGTTTAAGAAAAGACTGGCTAGCCTTCACTCTAAGGAAGTACAGACAGAATCCCTTATAAGGAACTATAAGACCGAAATAGAAGACATACAGAAGGTGATTAAGCAGATAGAGCTACCTTCTAATGATAGGTACTTACAATCCCTTCTATTATCGGATTTAGATGTAGAGGAACTGGAAGACAGAAAGAAGATTAAAGAAATGATGTTTAATCACATTGATAAGGTTACTGTTAATAGGGTGATGAAGGGTAATCACAAATGTGTAGAGATTACAATCACTTCTAAGACTAAGCTAACCTTTGTGTTCCTCTATGACAGTTGGCTAAACTCACATAGAAAAGGAGAATGTAACCTATTCTATGAGGATAAGCCAGTATATGAGATAGATGGAGCTATTATAAGGCAGAATAAGGCAGTAACGAAGATGCTTTACCAGAAGATAGGACTTCCAGAACTAACTTCTAGAGAGCTAGGGGAAGCTGCTGCTAGGTACGCTAAGAAGCAAGAATAATCATAAATAAGCATAAAATCCAGTCTTTTGGCTGGATTTGTGCTTTATTAAATAAACATAAATAAAATTCCAAGATTGCCTAGTTTTATATTTATTTATTACTTTTGTGATAACAATAATCAAAACCTATCTATTATGGTTAATTTTGTAGCACTAGATTTAGAAACAGATAATATTTAAGAATATGAAGCAGTCAATATTTTTCATCATTGCTATATTACTAGTGGCTTGTGAAAACAGACCAAAGAACAATGATAGTTCTTCTATTGAAACAACTGGCTATCCTACCGCCAATAATGGTTATGCACAACCAAGCAATAGAGTTGTAACAGAAAACCCTTCTAATGAACCACCACAAAATGACTTGGTGTTTGAAGAAAGGACTGAATTTGTTGGCGACAATAATTCTAATACCTATTCCAATTCCAACGACACAAATTCCGAATACTGGAAGGATTGGGAATCTACAGACTTTAAAATTTATGTAGAGTTGGAAAATTGCCATTCTTTGGAAGAAGCACAAGATTATGATTTGAGTGCAATAGAAGAAGACGATAGGTATTTTATTGAGAAGTCCATCCCTTCTGGCATTTATGAAGTTGAAGTGATAGAGAAAGTAAATAGTAGAATGTGGAAATTAAAAGGCACTAATTTGTTTCTAAAATTCCGTTTTAACCCTTGGCTTTACAAATGGGATAAAGGAATCATAGACACATTTGCTGGTAAAGGAACTTTCTACAAGAATCCAGACAATTAGAGAGTGTAAATAGAAATATGTTAAACAAACAAAAGCCAGCCCACTAATAGGACTGGCTTTATTGCTTATTTTAGTTTGTTATGCCACAACTGTTTATATTCTAGTTTGATTGGTGCTACTCCTTCTACTGCTACTTCTTCTATTCCGTTATCTTTTATAAGGTTATACAGTTCTTTACTGATTGGATAGATACTATAGAAGTTATACCAGCCTAATATATCCCTATTGATACTGGAAGTAGTGGTATAAGTGTTACCTATCTTAGTAGTTCTGGTAGTAATCTTAAAGGAAGTAGGGTCTGGGCAAACATAGTAATCTTTAACCTTAGCCTTTATGGATTTTGCTAGCTTGATTCTATAATCATTACCCTTTACTTTTACTTGTAAATCATCCTTACCTTTATTCTTAAAGTAGTTTACATTGATACTTATAAAGCAGTTATCATACTTATCTACAGCTATAAATAAATCCCTATTGACGGTTTTATTAGAAGCAGTGGTTAGTACCAGTTCTGCTACTTTATCAGATTTTACTGGATTCTTATAATCAGTCTTAGCTGATGCCAGACCAAAACCAAATACTAGTATTACTAATAGTGTTATAAGTTGTTTCATATTCAAATAAATAAGCAAGTTAATAAAGATATAGCTGTTACTATTCCAGCTACTACAGCATCTACCTTAGTCCCTTCTAATAACGGTTTATCATCTAAAATATTGTACTAAAGCATAAATACAAAGTGTAGTGCTGTTAAAATGAAAATCGGAAGTAATATATAAGTTATCATAGTTGTGTTTTATTAGGTATTTTAGTCCACTATCCATTTTCCTTCTTAAAGTGGATAGCTGTATCTTTATCTACTTCTACTATATATTCCCAGTGGTAAGAAGTGCCAGCCATATTCTTATTAGGTAAATACTTCTTATATGGCTTTAACTAACCATTCTTTATCTATCTAACCAACTTGTTACAGTCATAGATAAATATATCATCCCCTATAATGTTGATGAACAGAGCAAAGTCCTTTTTATCCGCTACTAAATGACGGATTTTGTGTAGTGTTATTATATGTGTTTGAAATTTGAGTGCTGTTTTTGCTCTATTTTTTATCTCGCCACTGGCTGTATAAATCTATCCGTTCTTGTGTTCAGTTATTTGTAAGTGTAAATCAATAGGGTTAAACTATTCCTTTGTATATTCTACCTACCAGCCTATCTAGTCTGCTAGTTCCTAAAAGATGCTTCTACCTATCTATTCTTCTTTCTATGCGTTTGGGTTATTCATATTCTAATCAATTAAATGTAAACTTCATTCTATATACTTCATAGCCTTTAGTTACTTTACCTTCTATTCTTCTGGCTACTGCTTTGCAGTCGAAGTATTTTTCTATATCTGCTGTTTTTACTTTTCTATCTATTCCTAGGTTCTTATAAGTATTAGAAAGTTCCTTCTTAATATCAGCTATACTTATAAATCCTACTGCTATGTTAAGAGTTTTAGCTATCTTATAATCATTACTGTTTTCAGCATCCAGATTTAAAAGAGCAGCTTCTACTGCTTTCTTCACATATCTAAGGCTTCTTACTTTGTCTTCACCTAACTTATTATAAGCATCCACTACTAAAGGCTGGACTGTAGCTAAGTGTTTCATTTCTTCATTTATGCTAAAAGGATTCTTAGCTAGTGTAGCATAAAGTAAGAAGGCTTCTTTAAAAGAAAGTTTCTTTGCAGCCCCTTTAATAGTACCTTCTAGTTTTTCATATTTTGGAGCTGTAGTAACGATTCCGTTTTTATTGTAGTTCTTCACTATTGATATTCCGTTTTTGTATATGCTTTGCTCTAGTTTGATTGTAAATAAGTCCAACTTAACTAGCATATCATTTAAATAATACATTCCAAAATCATCTTTCTTAATGAAGTCCTTATTAAGTGACTTTTCAGCACCTACTTTTAAAGCTGGATTATTATTTACCACTTCTATCAGTGCTGTAACACTTTCTATCTCTTCATTTGTTCTTTTAAGTATGTCTTCATAACTGGCTTCTAAATCCAAATCCCTTCTACCAGTAGTATTAAAGATATGTACCAGAATGTTTCTGAATGGGTTTGTTTCGGTTCTGATTCTACCAGCTATCTAGTAAATATCTGTAGATATATCCAGTAAAGTATTAGTATTAGAACTGTTGCTAACCACATAACAAACACCAGTTTCACTAAAGTAATCAGCACCTTCAAACGATTTAGAAGTAATGAAGGTAAATGGCTTATTCTCGCTTCTGCTATTACTGATAGTATATCCAGCCAGTTTTCTTCTGTTTTCTTCTGTATCGGCACATACTATTTTTACTTCATCCTTATCTAGTTCACAGTATTGTAAGATGTTAGCTATATCGGTAACACTATTTATAAAGAAGAAGGCTTCATAGCTCTTAAAACCATTCATAGTAATACAACCGTCAACCTTATAAGCATTGATGATATTAGCAGCCTTTATATATGGCTTATTAGTTCTTTCTAAAGCCACAAACAAAGTATCTGTATCATCCCAGACAGCATTAACTTCTTCTACTCCTTCTAAAGCTAGCGGTTTAAATTCTGGACTGATAGGAGTAGCCGACATAAAGCAGAATGATTTATAGTCCTTATAATGACTAAGAATACCGTTTATAGCAGTGTATCTATAGCTGTATGCCTTTAGAAGTATGTGATATTCATCTACTAGTAGCTGATATTCACTAGGATTCAGAATCTTACTAAGTGCAGCTACTTTATCATAGGTACACATTATTTTCTTCACTCCAGAAGTAGATAAATACTCTTTTAGCTCCTTCTTCACTTTGTAGCTGAAAACTCCAAACAAACCGAACACTTCTACTTTGTTTTGTCCGTCTGGACTTGTAATAGTAGATAGTCCAGCTTCATTAAGACCAGTCTTATTTACGATTAGTTCTGTTGTAGGTACTGAAATAACATAGTTTCTATCATTGAAAAGAGCTACTGTAGTACCACCGCATCCAGTAATAACTTTGTTAAAGATGCAGTTTTGTGGCAAATCGGATAAGTTTAGTTTGCCGTTAGTTGAATTAATTTTTAAATTCTTCATAGTTAAATTAGTTTGTAAATTGAAATGTAGCTTAATCTAAAAAATCTTATCTAATCTATATTTCTAGTCTATTTTAGTTATCCAGTTAGTGTAACTTTTTTTAGTTGTCTATAGGATATAATTTCAAATTTTTGGTTACATTGAAAATCAAAGAAAAGGCACTATTTGAAGTGCCATTTTCCCGTTTCAATTTAACTCAACCAAATATAATTTTATTACATAGCAAATTTTACGAGGATAGCAGTAGAATCCCCTTGTTCAATCTTAACTATATAAATATACTATCTTTGGAAAATGAAACAAAATAAAAATATCACTTTTTTAAAACATTGATTTTACATAGTGTTTTCGTTAGTTTTTTCTAGTTGGAGCTTCACACATTCGGCTAGTAACCGTGAGTAGTGCCATTTTTGTGCAGTTCTGAATGGCACTGTTTACAGACAGCCAGTAAATTATCTGGATTGAAGGCTACTTCTATTCGTTTATCTCCAGTGTAGTTAAGAAAGCTATCTTTGTGGTGAATATCTATGGCTGGTTTTATAAGTCCTTTAGATAGGCAGACTTCACAAAGCGGATGCTGGTAGAGATAAGACTACCTTAGTAGTTTCCACCTTTTACTTTGATAAATGCTTTGTCTTTCTTGTCTTTTTACCTATCTGGGCTTTGTGCTTTTGTGCTTTTTCAAGTAGGGCATATTCTTTAATATTGTTTATTAGTGCAGTCTTTAAAGTTGGTTTAGTTTCTTCTGGCTCGGAATCTGTAAGCTGTATGTTATCTGTATATATTTCTACCTTAGTTTCAGCATAGTTATAACATTTATCATCCTTCATATACTAGCCAGATAGCTAGTTAAACTGAAATTTGAACTGGTCTATAAAGTCCTTATCTGGACTATATACTCTGGTAAGTTTCAGATAGGTATCATTAAAAGTAGATTCATCTGATTCACTCTTTACAAGTAGGCTATGTAAATACCTATAGTGTTTAGTTAGTAAATCATTCACTAAGTAGTTATATTCTGCTTTTTCCAGATTATTCTGTTTCCTTCTATACTTGCTCCAGTTGTAAATCATTATAGCTTTTTATTACTTGGTCTATTGCATATCTAACTAAGGTACTTCTTTTAATTTCTAGTTCTTCTGCTATAGTATCTAGCATTTGGTCTTGATTGGGACTTATTCTTACTGATACTCTGATGTCTTTAGAGGTTAATTTTTTAGTCATATATTTCTGTTTATTGGTTATGTAAATATATACTTTGTCGGACAAAAAGCCAAATAAATGTGTGACAATTTTTAGGATATTTGTAGAAATGATAAAAAACAATGTTTTACTTTTAAATTGAAATGAAGCAATGAATAATTTTAAAATCCCTACTGATATTGAAAAGGAAGCTAAGAACTATATGACAAATGTAGTTAATATGCTGGAAGATAACGGACTGATGGAAGATGTAGATACTGCTGCTTTGACTATGTTAGCAAGAAATTACAGTATGTTTATCAAAGCTAGTAAGCAGCTAGAAATAGATGGCTTAACAGTGACTTCTGACAGAGGAAACATAGCACCGCACCCAGCTATTAAGATAGCTAAAGATGCACAGATTTAGGCTATGAAAGTAATGGAGAAGTTTGGGCTGACTGCTAAAGATAGAACTAAGATAGCAAAGCTAAGTGATAACAGTAAAGAGTTATCCCCACTAGAACAGTTTGTAAAAGACAGTAAGGAGGTTAGATAATGGTTTATATGGGAAGTAAGAATAGGATTGCTAAAGAGCTTATTCCTATTATAACAGAGAATTTAAAGCCTAATCAATGGTATGTTGAGCCATTTGTAGGCGGTGCTAATATGATAGATAAAATAGAGCATCCTTATAAATTAGGTGCTGATAATAACAAATACTTAATAGCTCTATTAGAAGCTGTTTAGAATGGGCAAGAACTACCAGAACATATTACTAAAGATGAATACATAGCAGTAAAGACAAATATGGATAATTATCCAGATTGGTATGTTGGTTTTGTCGGCTTTGTATGTAGCTTTAGAGGTATATTTTTTTGCAGCTATGTTAGAAATGATGTGTTAAAGAAATCTGGAAGAGTAGAACATTATCAAAAAGAACAAATAAATAATATACTGAAACAATCTACTAAGATTAGTGATGTCATATTTAAATGTAGTTCTTATGATGCTTTAGATATTCCAGCTAATAGCATTATATACTGTGACCCACCTTATAACGGTACTACAAAGTACAAAGATAGCTTTGATTCTGATGCTTTTTGGCAATGGTGTAGAGATAAAGCCAAAGAAGGACATACAGTATATGTATCTGAATATAATGCGCCAGAAGACTTTAAATGTATTTGGGAAAAGCAGATAAATTCCAACTTAGGTGGTACATCTAAAACGGCTACAGAGAAGTTATTTACAATATGAAACCTTATTACAAATATGCTAATGATGTAATACAAAATAAAATAGTATGTTGTTCTAACATTAAACTAGCTTGTTAGAGGTTCTAGGAAGACTTAAATAGGGATGATTTGGACTTTAGAGAAGATGTAGTAGATAGGGCTATCAGCTTTATAAGTACTATGAAACACTTTAAAGGAAAAGCATCTGGAAAAAGGTTTATCCTAGAGCCTTGGCAGTAGTTTATAGTAGCTAATATAGTTGGCTTTTATTGGCACGGTACAAATGATAGAAGGTTTACCAGCAGTTACATAGAAGTATCTAGAAAGAATGGAAAGACAGCCCTAGCTGCTGCTTTGTGCCTTTACTTTCTGATTGCTGATGGTGAAGATGGTGCAGAAGTGGATTTGGCTGCAAACTCTAGGGAATAGGCAAAAATCGCTTTTGATTTCTGTTTTGAGTTTGCCAAACAGCTAGACCCTAGCGGAAAATACCTTACTTCACATTTAAAAGGAATTAAGTTTAATCTTAATGCCTCTACTTTAAAAGTGTTTGCTGCTGATGCTTCTAAGTTGGATGGGTTTAATGCTTCATTCGGCTTAATTGATGAATACCACGCAGCAAAGAACAGTAAGGTAAGGAACGTTATTAAATCCTCTATGGGTATGCGCCAGAATCCGCATTTATGCACTATTACTACTGCTGGATTTGATAAAACTTTACCTTGTTACCAGTTAAGAGCTACTGCTATTGAAATATTACATAAACTGAAAGAAGATGATAGTATGTTTATTGCTATCTATTCTTTAGATGATAATGATGATTGGACTGATGAAAGTAACTGGATAAAATGCACTCCTAATATGAATGTTACTGTTACTTAGAAGTATATAAGGGAATAGGTAAAATCAGCACTTAATAACCCTTCTGAAGAAGTTGGAGTAAAGACTAAAACACTTAATCTTTGGTGTGATTCTGCTGAAGTCTGGCTACCAGATACCTATATAGTTAAAAGTACTAGGAATGTGGATTTAACTAACTTCTAGGATGAACTTTGTTATATTGGTGTGGATTTGTCTGCTACCAGTGATTTAACTGCTGTAAGCTATTTAGTGGTTAAGGACGGTATCTATTACTTTAAGAACTACTATTATTTGCCAGAAAGTTATCTGGTGGATAACTCCAATAGGGAAAAGTACAGAATCTGGAAGAACACTGGCTAGCTTACCCTTACAAGTGGTAATGTTACAGACTATGACTATATTACTAAGGATATGATTAAGTATTAGGATATACTTAGAATCCAGTCAGTAGGCTATGACAAATGGAACGCTACTTAGTGGGCTATCTAGGCTACAGAAGAAGGTTTACCACTGGAAGAATATAGCTAGAGTATAGGTAACTTCAACCAGCCAACTAAAGAGCTAGAAAGATTGATTTTATCTGGTAAAGTCATTATAGATAACAATGAAATTACTAGGTGGTGTTTCTCTAATGTCTAGATTAAAGAAGACCATAACGGAAACACAAAACCTATAAAGACATAGAAGCAGATGAAGATAGATGGCACTATAGCTATGATTCAAGCACTAGGAACATATCTATAGAATCCGAATAATGGAAAAGAATTATTTATAATATGAATTTTAAATTTTGGAAAAAGAACAAACCAGAGGAAAGAGCTAGCGCAGTCTTTGGAGATTACTTGCTATACAATACGGCTAGCAGCTATGCAAATAATAAGGCTATGCTACTTAGTGCTGTTTATAGATGTGTAGAAGTAATATCTGATTCTATAGCTTAGTTACCTTGTGAGCCTTATAGGATAGATTCTGATGGCTGTAAGATTAAGTTTACTAAGCATCCGACTTATAACCTTCTTAATCGAGAGCCTAACCAGAATATGAGTAAGTTTACTTTTATGAAGACTATGGTAGTTAGTATGCTTCTTACTGGTAATGCCTATGCACTTATAGAAAGGGACGAAAGAGGAAACGCTAAAGCACTTTATTACATTCCTACAGAACTGGTAACGATATTGAAGCCACAAACCATAACAGATACTATCAGCTATAGTATTACTGGTATGAAGAATGTGGTAGAAGATTGTAATATGATTCATATTCTTAACTTTACTAGTGATGGATATGAAGGAATCTCTACCCTAGCTTATGCCAGAAAGACTTTAGGTTTGGCTATGGATGCAGAAGCTAATGCAGAAGGATTCTTTAAAGGTGGAGCTAATGTAGCTGGTCTTCTTAAATGCAATTCACCACTAACCAACAAATAGAAGGAATCACTTAAATCAAGCTGGAACAGTGCCTTTAATGGTTCTACTGGTACTCCTAACGGTGTAGCGGTTCTGGATGCTGATTTAGATTTCTAGTCAGTTACAGTAAACCCTTCTGATGCACAGTTACTAGAAACCAGACAGTTTAATGTTATTGATATTTGTAGGTTCTTTGGTGTTTCACCAGTTAAGGCTTTTGACTTATCTAAGAGTAGTTATAACACTATTGAACAGATGCAGCTAGCCTTCTTAACAGATACACTACAGCCACTTCTGGATAAAATAGAATGTGAGCTTTAGAGGAAACTTTATAAGCCTAGTGAGAAGGATAATATTACTGTTAGATTCTCTACAGCACCTTTACTAAGAGCTGACAAACAATCTTAGGCAAATTATTATAATACTCTATTCTAGATGGGTGTAATGACTATTAACGAGATTAGAAGGGAATTAGATTTACCACACTTAGAAAACGGTGATACTTCATTTGTTCAAGTGAATGTGCAGACTTTAAAGAACGCAACATAGGATAAAGAGTCTATTTTAGCAGTATCAGAAGATACAGATAGTTTATTTAATAAAAAGGATGAAACCCAGACAGAAAATAGCTATGAAGGAAATTAGAAATTATAAGGAATCAGAAATAAGAGCTATAGCTCCAGAAACTAGAACAGTAGAAGGATATGCTGTAGTCTTTAATAGTCTTTCTAATGACTTAGGAGGATTCACAGAGATAATTAATAGAAATGCTTTAGATGGTGTTTTAGAAAAGTCGGATGTGTTCTGTTTACTTAATCACGATAATTCTAGAGGTGTTCTAGCCAGAAGTAACAAAGGTACTGGTAGCTTGGAATTGTCTATAGATGATAAGGGTTTAAAATACAGATTTGAAGCCCCTAAAACTGCTTTGGGTGACGAACTCCTGGAAGGTCTTAGAAGGGGTGATATTTCTGCTAGTTCTTTTGCTTTTACTGTTGGTTCTGATTCTTGGGAAAAGAGAGAAGACGGAAGCTATTTAAGAACGATAAACAGTATTAAAGAGCTGTTTGATGTATCGCCAGTTTACCAGCCAGCTTATTCTGCTACTAGTGTTGATACTAGAGGACTAGACTAGCTGAAAAACCAAGAGCAGAAAGAGCTAGATGAGTATTATAAGGAACTTGAAAAGAAATTAATGTGACTATGATAGAAAATTCTCTGACATTGACAGACAAAAAGGAACAGCTAAAGATTAAAGCTGAATCTTTACTTAATGAAGCTAGAAAAGAAGCTAGAAAATTATCAGCAGATGAAGAAACAGAATATAATGATTTGTGCAAACAAATAGCTGATGTAGATAATGAATTAAGAGATTTGAATGACAAACTAAATAACAAAGAAACTAAAACAACTATGAAAGAAAATTTTTCACTTTTGAAGGCTGTTAGGGCTATTGCTAACAACCAGACACTAGACGAAAGAAGCCAAGAGGTAGTAAACGCTGGTATCGCTGAAATGCGTAAATCTGGTCAGTCATATAGCGGACAGATTGTATTACCAGTAGAGGAAAGAGCTACTGTAGTGGTTGGAACTGCTACTAACGGACAAGAAGCTGTAGCAGAAGATAAACTTAACATTCTTGCTCCTTTACGTGATGCACTTGTACTTAGTGCTGCTGGTGCTAACTTTATGACTGGTCTTGTAGGTAACGTATCTATTCCTACTTATAGTGGCTCTACTGTAGGCTGGGCTGGTGAAGTTGATGCTGCTAAAGATGGTGCTGGTACTTTTGGAGAAGTAGAGCTTAGCCCAAAGCGTTTGACAGCTTATGTAGATATTTCTAAGCAGTTCCTTATCCAAGATTCTGTAAGTGCAGAAGCACTTTTAAGAAAGGATATTGTGGATGCTTTGTCTAACAAACTTGAAGCTACTATTTTGGGTGCTGTTGCTGGTGATGCAACAAAGCCAGCTGGACTTTTCGCTGGTGTAACTGCTGATACTGCTGCTATTACCTTTGCCGACATTCTCAAGATGGAACAGACCTTAGAGGAAAAGAATGTAGGTGGTAATATTAAGTTTATTGCTTCACCAGCAGCTAAGGCAGTTCTTAGAACTACAGCAGTAGGCGGAACAAAATCAGACCTTAGAATGTTGATGGAAGGTAATGAAATTGATGGTATTTCTACCCTTGTAACTAACGGTATGACTTCTAAGGGTCTTATCCTCGGTAACTTTAATGACCTTGTTATCGGTCAGTGGGGTGGAATTGATTTAACTGTTGACCCTTATACACAAGCTGCTAACGGTAAAATCCGTTTGGTTGTTAATGCGTATTTTGACGCTAAACCACAAAGAGCAGATTCTTTTGTAAAGAAGGTGTTAAAGTAATTATTGCTTCATTTCTAATTGATTAACTGGTAGCTTTATATAAGCCTAGTTTATTTCATTAAAATATTCTATAGTTGTCCTACTAGGTTTATAAGGGCTGCTGGTTAATCTCTTTTATTTTTTGGCTATGTATGTAACACTAAACCTTGTTAAGAAGCATCTTAATATAGATGATTCCTTTACAGAGGATGATAATTATATAACCAGCCTTATAAAGGTAGCGGAAGATGCTGTAGCTAAAAATGAAAACATAGCTTTAAAGGATATGATAGAAGGTGGTGAGCTACCTCCTTCTGTTATTCATTCTATTCTTCTGCTAGTTGGGAATCTATATAACAATAGGGAAGCTACTAGTTATTCTGTTGTTAGTGAAGTTCCTTATACTTATAAGTATTTGATTAATCTTAATAGAAATTTTACTGTAAGATGAACGCTGGAAGACTAACAGAGGTGATAAGTATAGAAAGACCTTCTATAGCTTAGAATGATTTTGGAGCTAATAGTATTTAGTGGTAGAAGCATATACAGACTAGAGCAGATGTCACTTTTGAATCTGGCACTAGAGCCACTGAAAACAATGAAGTAATTTTTAGCTATAACAAAGTATTTACTATAAGATATTATCACGATATAGATGAAAAGGACAGAATTATCTGGAATGGGAAGAAGTGGAGAATACTATCTTTAGAGCCAGATAAGGCTAAGTAGTTAATAACAATCAAAACAGAGCTTATAAATGAATAATGTGGATTCCAGCTAGGTGGACTAGCTACTAAACCAACTATAGCCAGATACCATATAGGACATAGTATTTAAAGCCATAAAGAAGGGTGCTGATACATTAAAGGCTAAAACCATATCAAACCTTAGAAGACCGTCTTTAAATAAAGGAGTAAAGGTAAGACCAAATAGAGCTGCTAATGAAGTATCTGTTAATATTATGGGTGATTATAGGCTTAAATGGTTTGAAAAAGGAACAAAGGAACGATATACCAGAGGACACAAAGTAACTGGTTATTCTGATTCCAGACACCTTAGAAGAACTGGTTAGGGTGGATATAGAGGAAAGATAGTAGCGGAACATTTCTTTTAGTCTGCTAGAGCTGATGAAGAATCCTTCTATAATTCTATGATGGCTTCTATTACTGAATCTTTAAACAGAATACAATGAGCTGTATAAGTATCGGTAAAGCTATTAAGGCACTCTTAGTAGATGGTCTTAGTAAAACAAGTATTAAGAACAAAATATATCCTCTGATAGCTAATGAAACTACTACATTCCCTTTTATTGTTTACCGTAGAAGTTCTATTATTCCGGAATCTAATAAGGACTATTCAAATGATAGTGCCTATATTCAGATAATGATAGCTGCTAATAACTATGCAGAAAGTGTAGAACTGGCTGAATAGGTAAGGACTTCTTTAGTACATAAAAAAGGAATCATTCAGACTATACCAGTAGAGGATATATCTTTAGTAGATGGTTCAGAAGAATTTATAGATAACACGTTTGTGTAGAATTTAATATTTAAAATAACAATACAATGAGCAAAATTAAAGGTGGGTGATATGATGCTGTTTGTAAACGGCAAATCTATAGCCTATGCTACTTCACATACACTTTCTATAAGTGGTGATACACAAGATACTTCTAACAAAGATGAAGGTGGTGGTGATTGGGCTTCTAATGAGGTCAGCAAACTAAGCTGGACAGCACAGAGTGAGAATATGTATTCTATAGATGGTGCTGGTTCTAACTTTGATGATTTGTTTGATATTATGATTAAGAAGACTCCAGTAACAGCTACATTTAGTAAGAAGAAAGAAACTACTACAGATGCACCCGAAACTGGATGGACTGCTAGTAAACCAGATTATGAAGGTAAAGTAGTTATTACTTCACTTGAACTTAATGCGCCTAATGGCGAGTATGCTACATATACAGTACAGTTTACTGGTGTGGGTGCTTTGTCTAAGGTACAAGCGTAATTATATAATATAATAGCCTTTATGCCTTATACGAAGGTATAAGGGCTATTTTCATTTTAAAGCAAAATTACTATGAACACTATTACAATTAACAACACGGAGTATAAGGTTAAATATACTATTAGAGCCTTATTCATTTTTGAACAGATAACTGGTAAGGCTTTTGAAATAAAGACACTGCTGGATAACTATATTTTCTTCTACAGTATGATTCTTGCTAACAATCCAGACAATATACTGGACTGGAATGTATTTATAGATGCTTTGGATTCAGACCCTTCTATCTTTTAGCAGTTGAATCAGCTAGTAGAGAATGAGCAAAAGAAATAGCTTTTGCTTTGTGACAATTCAGAAGACGGCACTTTAAAAAAAAGTTAAGTGTATCTGAAATGTATGCTATATTAGTTATGCAGCTACATTATCCCCCTTAGTATGTCTTAGATGATATGTAGATGTATGAAGCAAAGGTAGCTATGAAGTATGGTTACTATGCTAATAAAGATGTCTGGGAAGCTAACAGACTGACAGCCTACATAACAGCACAAGTAAACAGCAAAAGGAAATTGAAAGTAACTGATTTAGTTACATTCCCTTGGGAAGAAGGAAATACTGCTGAATCGGATAATAGGATAACTAAAGAGGATATAGAAAGATTATAGAAACAAGCTGAAAACTATTTAAAAACGAAATAATTAATATGGCTAGGGACTATGTAGTAAATATAACTGGTAGGGATAATTTATCTGCTACCCTTAAAGGAGTAAAACAACAATTATAGGACACTACTAGTAGTGCTAGTGGACTTGATAAAATTGAATAGAGATTTGAAAGAATCCAGAACTCTACAGCCCCTCTTAAAAGGAAATTAAGAGAGCTGTAGAAAATAATGGATAAGATGAATTTAGATGGATTGGCTAATACTGATGTGTTTACAAGAATGGCGCAGAAGCAGCATCTTATAAGGATGCTATAGGTGATACAGCCTAGGCAGTACGTTTGCTTTCTTCTGATACAGCTACTTTGGATGCTGGTATAGAAGCCTTCTAGGGTTTGGCTGGTGCAGCTTCTATAGCTACTGGTGTAATGGGTATGCTAGGTAGTGAGAATGAAGATGTATAGAAAGCCATTCTAAAAGTTCAGTCTGCTATAGGTGTTCTGAACGGTGTGCAAGCTATTGCAAACACATTGAATAAGGATAGTATCTTAATGCTGAAACTTAAACAGTTCTGGGAATCAGCAAACGCTAAAACTACAGTAGTAGCCACTACAGCCACTACAGCTAATACTGTTGTAACTAATGCTAACAGAATCGCTACTTAGGCTTGGAATACAGTTAAGGCTATCAGTAAGGCTTTATTAGGTGATTTTACTGGTTTGATTCTAGTAGGTGCTGGAGCTTTGGCTACCTATGCAATGTTTACGGACGATTCTACAGAAGCTGATAAGAAAAATGCAGATGCCCTTAAAGATTAGAAGTCAGAAGCGGAATCTTTAGCAGATACTTTATCTAATAAATTAGGAACTGAAACAGCAAATCTAACTGGAAAGTATCTAGCTTTAAGGGATGGCTGGAAGAACTGTAGAAATGAACAAGAAAAGAATGAGTTTATTACTAATAATGCTACAGCCTTTAAAAGTCTGGGACTGAATATAACTGATGTATCTAGTGCAGAAAATGCTTTTGTAGCTAATACAAACAGTGTTGTATAGGCTTTAAATGCCAGAGCAGAAGCTGCTGCTTATGCAGCTATTTAGCAAGAACTTTATGAGAAGGCTATAAGACAAGAAGCCAGCGTTAAACAGCAAAAGCAGAAAGTTACTACTAACACCAGAAACATAAATAACCAAAGGGCTAGAGCTGTTGGAAATACCAAGTATCACGATACTAATAACTATACTACTGCTGGGATTCAAGCACAAGAAGCAGAAGCTAGAGAAACCAGAAAGCAAGCGGAAGAAATGGGTAGAAAATCAGCAGAAGCAGCTAGAAAGGCTACCCAACTTAGTAAGAAGTCTGGTGCTTTTGGTTCTGTTAATACTTAGAAGACTGGTAGAAAAACTACTGGAACTAATAGGACTACTGGAACTACTAACAACACTAAAGAGCAGCCAGTATTTAAAGAGGATGCTGTAACTATAGAGGATATGACTAATAACGTGAATATCCTTACTTCTAAGTTAAAGAAGCTAGACCCAAATACAGCCGAATTTGAAGAAGTATCTAAGTAGCTTAATAGTTGGAAGGATAAACTTTCTGCTGTTGATGAAAAGCTAAAGAAGACAGAAGAAGTAAAGCCAAAGTTTGAGAAAGGCTCTATAGCAGACTATCAAGACCAGATAGCAGCTATAAATGAACAGCTACAGAATCAAAACTTATCAATGGATGTAAGGCTTAATCTGCTTACTAATAAGGATAACTTAGAGAAACAAGCACAAGAACTTATTAACCCTTTAAAGGCTAAAGAAGATGCTGAAAAGGCAGCAGAAGAAGCCGAAAAGGAAAGAGCAAAGCAATAGGAAGAAAGAAAGAGCAAACAGATAGAAGGCTACTAGGCTATAGGGGATGCTGCTAGTGCTATGGGCTAGCTTATGTCTGCTGCTGGTGCAGAAGGAGCTGCTGCTGCTATGTAGATTGTAGCCACTACTGCTAATGCTACTGCTTAGATGATTCCTTAGATAATGGCTTTGATTGGAGCTAAAGAAGGCGAAGCTATGGCTAATGGTACTGCTTCTGCTGCTGCTTTACCGTTCCCAGCTAACATAGCTGCTATAGCATCCATTATAGCTACTGTAGTAGGTACATTTGCTTCTATATTATCTACTGTAGGTGCTTTTGCTGGTGGTGGTGTTATCTAGGGTGCTTCTACCCACGGTGATTAGTTACTAGCTAGGGTAAATGCTGGTGAAATGATACTTAATGGTAGTCAGTAGGCTAGACTGTTTAACTTACTTGATGGTGCTGGTGCTGTTGGTGGTGCTGGAATGGGTTAGGTAAGTTTCAAGATTAAAGGCTCTGATTTGTATGGTTCACTTAGTAACTACAGCAAAATAAAGGCTAAATCTGGACTAAAAACTGGAATCAAATAATTATGTATATACACGGTGATTTTAGGGACGTTAATAATGTGCTTTACTCAGTACATATATTAAGCAACAATGATAAAACAAAAGAACTAACTATAGGGGAAAAAGGGCTATTCTTTAGCGGTAGCCCTATCTCTATAGAAACAGATATAGATGATACTTTCTAGACCATTATAAGAAGGTCTGCTACTATAAACCTAGTAACTAGTGATTATATAGGTGATAAGTTATTTGCTAACAACTCCAGAAATATAAAGGTGAACATTTATAAAGAAGACCTTTGTATCTATGCTGGATTTGTAGAGCCTAACACATTCAGCTAGCCTTTTGCAAATGGTTTGGAAGAATTTACAATTAATACTACTGATGCACTAACAACACTACAGTATTATAACTATGGTGATGTTACTTTAAAGACCTATCTAAAGGCTAAGAAGGATGCAAAGGTAAAGACCTTTAAGGATATGCTAGACCAGATGCTAGGTGATATTCTGGATATAGATATAGTAAATGGTACTGGTGGAGTAATTTACTATGACCTATCTAAAGGTATTACAAAGGGTAAGGAAAGCACTATCTTTAATGATTGTAGTATGAGCGAGCTTTATTTACTTGGTGATGAAGCTGATGATGTCTGGACTAATGAAGATGTACTGGAATAGATGCTACAGTATCTTAACCTTCACATTATCTAGGATGGACTGGACTATTATATCTTTGACTGGAACAGTATTAAGAACAGAAGAACTAACTGGTAGAATATGACTTTAAGGGCTGTTACTCTACAGAATCCTTCTGTAATAGAAATGACTAGTGAAATGCACTCTAGCAATGATACTAATCTTTCTGTAGCTGATGTATATAACCAAGTATCTGTAAAGTGTAAGCTGGAAGATTAGGAAGATGTTATTAAAAGTCCTATGGATTCAGATAGCTTATCATCCCTTTATAATAGTAAGTAGAAGTTTATGACAGAATATATTTCAGAAGGTGAAGGTGTAAGGGCTAATGCTGCTTTCTTAATATGATACACGATAGAGCTACTACCTATGATGGCTGTAGGACAGTGGACTGGTATTTACAAGCTATGTATAATAAGAACTGGAACTTTATAACTCCTAAAGGTGATATTACTGATTTGTGCGAGTTTGGAAATAATATGTATATAAATCAGTGGAAGCTACCAAAGTACTTAAAGGATAACTAGCTTATTCCTTCTTTGTTTAGGATGGGAAGTGTAGAGAAGAAGCCAAACACTACAGATAATTCACCTACTTCTAAGATTGATATGAGTAACTATCTGTTTATCTCTATAAATGGTAATGGGGATGATACAGAAACTAATCATTCTCCTTCTGACTAGACTTTACAGAACAGAAGCGGAATGATAGAATATATAGGAAATAGCTCTGGCGGTGTTTTTTCTCCTACTGATGATGTAACTACAAACTATCTGGTTTTTAGTGGTAAACTTTGCCTAATGCCTATCCAGAAGGAAACAGATAAATTCTCTACCCTTCTAAACAATGATATAGGTAGTTACTGGCACAAAACAGTACCTAGTGACAATAATAAGCACGGTAGATATTATACTAGAAAGTGGTACAATCAAACTAGCCCTTCTGATGAAGCTACTAGTTATATTGAAGGTGCTTTAAGCCTTCATCCTTGGACTAAGGACAAAGCTAACCACGAGCTACAGTATAACTATACTTCTAACGGTGATTCTACAGACAAGTTTAGTAAATTACCAGTTCTGGAATGTGAGCTAATTATCGGTAATAAACGACTTATAGAAACTAATATAGACATATACGGAAACTCTACTTTTAAATGGGTGGAGATTGGCAAAGAGCCAATAATCGACGGTGATAAGATAACTACCTTTTCACTAGGAATAAATCCTAAAATCGGTGATAAGATTATAGGTGATGAATTTTCTATATAGAACAATATAAGTTATACTATGAATCTGGAAACAGAAGGTACTGCTATACCTATTACTAAGGATGATGCTTTATCTGGTGCTGTTGTGTTTAGAATCCTCGGACCGATTAACTTAACTTGGAACGATATAACCAGAAGACATAAAACTTGGTTCAGACATACTAAATGGTATAACAATACTAAGTTTGTTCTATCCCACTTGGAGAACATTATAATTAAGGATTTTGAATGTAAGGTTTATTCTGATTAGGCTGGTAACGATAGTGACGAAGATAATGACCTAATCTATATGAGTAATGAAACAGATAAGTTTGTGAATAAGAAAGACGATACAGAATTTAAGTTTATAACTTAGCTTAGTAGTGCTGAATGTATTTAGAAGGGAATTAAGAACAGCATTAATCTAAATGCTGTAATTAACACTAATACCAGAACACCTTTAGAGAGTATTTATAATGCTACTACTAATGAAACTGCTAAACCAGAAGAACACTATATTAACCAGTATTATCTGGCTTATTCTAAACCAAAGCTAATAATGGAAACAGATTTACACGATACGGACGATATATCTATACAGAATATATTTCATTCTAAAGTATTAAAAAGGAACTTCTTTGTTTAGTCCATTAATAGGGACTTAAAAGAAGCATCCGTACACATTAAACTAAAGGAAGTATGATAAATATTCAATCATTCGCTAAGGCTAAAGATGGTACTTCTTATAAGGCTACTTCTTCTTCTGGATTTAGCAATAGTAAGAATGTTACCACTAGCCTAGACACACATAACATTTGGGGACAGCCTTTTAACGGTACAGAAGATGTTTCTGGAAACTTGTATAATGTAGGTAGTATTACTGCTAGTGGTAATATCCAGACAGAAGGAGATATAATAATAAGATAGCTAGATGAAGAAAACCAAGTAGTGAATGATGGTGATTTGACTATATCAGTAAAGGATAAGGCTGCTACATTCTCTGGTAAGGATAAATATACCTTTGATGGGGCTATAGAAGGTACTGATATTAAAGCTAACGGTAATTTAGATGTTACTGGTGCTTCTACTATGAATGGTGTTACTGTTAATGGTGATGCTGCTTTTAATAAGAACATAGAAGTAAAAGGACAATCTAAACTAAATGACGTTTCTTCTAATAATATTACCAATAGCGACACTATCAAAACTAAGAACTTAGAGGTTACTGGTTCAGCACATTTCTTTGAACTTATAATAGACAAAATTAAGGCTGCTGGTGGTGCTGTTTTGTTCACTCCAGCAAACGGATTTAAAGTAGATATAGTGGAATCCGTAACAGACGGATATAAGCTATACTGGTAGGCTGATGATGGAAGTGGTAACTAGGCTGATAATATGTGGAAGGTGAATGATTAGGCTTTGTGTATGTCATTCAATCAAGCTAAAGAAGGTACTAACCACAACATATCTAATAAGTATTACTGGAGCTTAGTTACTGCTGTTTCTGATACAAACCAGCCAGTAAGTATCGAAGAAAAGAAATACCACTATATAGTTATCTCTACAGTTACTAAGGATGGCACAATAAACCCAGAAATAGGAGATACTATAGCTATGTTAGGATATAGAGGAACTGACGATAAGAAAAGACAGAGTGCTATTTATATATCTGCTTATACCAGTTTGGATAAAGGACTAACAGCACCCCTTCTAGCATAGTACTAGGGTATCAATGACTTTAATCTGGAATCACATAGAAAAAGTTATTTTGATGCTGTTGGTGCTAAGTTTGTCGGTAACTTTGAAGTATCTAACGGCTAGACTATAGAAGACTATGTAAATGAGAAGCTAAATGATGTAGAAGCTGCTGGAGCACCTTATATAGGTTCTGATGGCTACTGGTATGTCTGGGATAACACTTTAAAGAAGTATGTTAAGACCAATACCAAAGCGGAAGGTAAAGACGGAAACAGTATAAACATTAAAGGAGAAACTGTAGGACACTATAGAAATTGGGCAGCTTGGGTAAAGGATTCTTCTGCTTATATAGATATAAATGAAGAAATACTGCTGGATGATTCTAGTGATTGGAGAGAAACGAATGCTTTGGATGGTACAGTTTATACTGGCTTTAAGAAGCCTACTGTTATGAGATATGTTAGCGCACCAGACCATAATTATAACGCATTTGCAGCTAGTATAGGTGATTGCTATATAGATAAGGATGGTTATTTGTGGATAGCTACTGATTCACAGTGGAACAATGTAGGAAAGATAAAGGGTGAAGATGGTAAGGACGGTATTAACGGAACTAATGGAACAAACGGAACTAATGGTAAGGATGCTGAATTTTACAAGCTGTAGCCAGTTTAGGAACTAGCTGTAGTGGATAAAAACGGTACTCTAGGAATATCTTTAATGTATAATATCAAGCATATTAAAGGTACTAATGAATTTACTGTTGGTGCTAGTAATGCTGGTTATTATGTAAGGTTCAGACCTAATACAAGTTCTAACTATATAAGCCTATCTTTGAACACTACAGCTCCTTCTTATACGAATAGTTCTTATCAAACTAACTACCATAAACAAAGCACAAAGATAGAGTATCTAACAATATAGTTAGTTTCTGGTGGTTTAGTGAAAGATACTAGAGTTGTTCCAGTTCAATTTGCAGCCAGTGCTACCCTAGAAATAACAGACAGCATCAAAACTACAGTATAGGACAATACCACTAGTATTACTGATTTGGCTGGTAAAGTCTAGACTAATACAAATAACATTTCTTCTATAACTTAGAAAGCTAACAGTATTGAATCTAAGGTAACTAGTAATACCACTACTATTAATAATCTTAGTGGTTCTGTAACTAGTTTGCAGTCTGATATGTCAGATGTCAAGCAAACAGCATCTAGTATCACTTCTACAGTATCATCTATGAAAGATGAGATAATAGGTGAAAACCGTATGCTAGGGTTGAATGGTCAAGGATGGAGCAATAACACTATATATGATGACGCTGGTAATTCTTTTCACTGTGAATCAACAGACTGGTTTCAATCTCATCCTATAGAGGATTTCAATGGTGATTATACATTCTCATTTAATTTCTGGAGTACAAATGGTGGCAACTTGCAAATCAAGATACTAGATTTTACACAAACGTATTATGATGATGGAATTTATAACTAGTATGTAGATTTCGGCACTTATACACCATGTAAGATATTAACTACTTCATCAAGTGTATCAAATGTCACTTTAACTAATTATGCCACTAGTGGAACATCATCAACTTGGACTTATACCAACACTGAAACTATAACATTGGCAGTTGGCGATAATGTAGCGGTGAGGGTAACTAATAACACCAATAGCCGTTATAATAGTATATATGACCTCAGTTCGGGATAAAGGAAAAGGGTTAGAAATTTGGTAGTCTCAAATATTTTTCGTATCTTTGTAGTTGTAAATCAGATAGTTACGAACAATATT